CAGCAGGGGCAGTTCAATATCACTCACTGGTTTTTCATTCTATTCTCGATATAAGAAATTACAGGGGCACATCTTTCTGATGGTGGTGCATAATTGGCTTGTTCTTGAGAAGTTCGTAAATCTCACTCCATTCCCAAAGACCCATGTCTTTCTGGGGACGTGCGTCAATACCAACATCCATTGCGCGCCCTTCTAGTTGAAGATCACCATGCACATGACCATACAAATGGAAGGAACCATGATGCATACTGTCCCAATTCGCAATAGGGTAATGGAAAAGAATTACCTTTTGCTTACCAATAGTGATCTTTTTGTAATCAAAGATGTCATCAAAAAATGCCTTAGTCTCCGGGCTAATCCAATAGTCGTGATTCCCCTTGATGAGGGTAAAGCGACCATTGAGACGCCCAAGAATATCCAAGGTTTCTTCACTCTTCGCGAAAGAGAAATCACCTAGAATATACACAATGTCAGTAAGTGCTACCTGAGAGTTCCACTTTTCAATCATCAGCTCATTCATTTCTTCAACGGTAGCACCTTGGCGAGTTTCAGGACAAAACTCCCGGATTCGTTTGTGAAAAAAATGGTTGTCCGATGTAAACCAAGTTTTCTGTTGAGTCATACTATTAAACCTTTATCTGTTTGTGTGTGTGTTGCCATTATACTTCAACATGAGCATAATGGCAACACTTTTTACGTTATCGTAGGTGGTTATCTTTAATATAACCCTCCATATAAGTAATACGCTCTTGCTCGGTCAGTAGGTTGAAGCTCTCTGCATTTTCTTTGATGTGGTCAATAAGGCCAAAAAATTCTTCATCAACACGCTTCTTATCAAGCGTCAAGATGTCCTTCCGACGAGCAACCGCCTTGAGTACCAAATAATACGGGCTTTTGATCTTTAGTGCAACCCCAGAATCAAGACTATACACAACAAAGCCCTCATGCTGGCAAGACTTAGCCTCAATCATAATATCACCAAAGATTGCTGTCTTCCACTCGGGGCGAAGGAATCCACATTCCCGTGCGATGAAATCAAGGGTGTGTTCCTTAATCGCATCAGTAGAATACGGCGAATCATCATCCACCATACGATAACCGATAAGGTATGCACCGATCTTTTCCTTGACGATATGAGGATCATTCGGGTGAACGATTTCAAACATGTAGGTAACAGTACGCCCCTCATGGATAAAAGAGTCCCGGAGGAAACCCTTAAACTTCTCGTTGATGTATTCTTCTGCCATCTTAACGAAGTCAGAATCAAGGGAACCCGTAGTGGACACTACAACCTTACCGACCTTGGGCACGTAAGTTGCTGCCGCCATGAAACCATTCACCTTACGGATAGCGATACATTCATCGTCACGATGAATAATCGTATTGTTTTCACCGAAGTTGAAAATCTTGGTGAAGGGGCGAATTACAACAACACCCTGACCATCAAGAACATGACCACGTGCCTCCATGAGATCTTCATCAGTATTCCATAGATTCTTGTAGAAAACCTTACGGTCATACTTCATAACGAACAGACCGGGGTAACGAGTGGATTCCTTGACGTTGATAAGTTTTTTCATGATGATTATGTCTTACTAAGAATGGTTAAAATGTTGGTATTATTTCGGGATCTTTTGATTATCTTTACATACCTTTTCGCTGCGACCAACAACATACGCAACACAGCCCCCGATAGCAATCCACAAAATAAAGAAGAGAATAACATCCATTTTTATACTCCGGTCATTTTCGTTTAAGTGTTAAAAAACTGTACTTGTATGCTGCATTTGAGGAATCAATTGTATCAACGATCTTCCAGTCTGTCAACTCAATTCTCGGAAAGAAAGCATCCGCATCTGGTATATCTATATGTACCTGTGTCATATGAATCACATCTGCGAAGTCTAACATTTGGCGGTAAATTTCACCACCCCCAATCACAAATATTTTTTTCTTAAGTGGTAGATAATTTAATGATGATATGGCTGTTGCCCCCACAGCAATAAAGTCTGGTTTAGAAGATACTACTATATTTTCTCTGTTTGGTAAAGGTCTAAATTTATCTGGGAGACTTTCCCACGTTTTTCTACCCATCAACACCGAGTGACCTTCTGTAATACTCTTGAACCTTTGTAGGTCTTCTGGTATGTGCCATAGTAACTTATTGTCCTTACCTATAGCATAGTTATTAGACATTGCAACTACAATTTCAATAGACATTGGTTATCCTAATTTAAAACAAAAGTTATATTCTATTACAAGGGAAAGCATTTCTGACATCACATGTGGTTCAGTTTCCATGATATAGGAGTAACTGTCAATAAAAAGATGATTACACTTTAGTCGCCTCCCCCTCATATTAGAGGAAATTGATATAACTGGATTACAACCAAACTGATGGACGAAGAAACGATGCATAGGTCTTATACATATCAAAAAGTCAGAACGAGGCTCGAACATGTTAACTATGGTAGTTGTGTGACCTTTGCGTCTTCCGTAATTTACTTCTAACTCTCTTTTACTTTCATCTACCCCTAACTGAATAAACTTCATAAATGAGAGTTCTTCTGGTGTAAGAAAATGAGTCATTTTGATTATGAAAAAGTAACCCCCGGTTAAGGGGGCGTAGTTTTTAGACCGCTACAGGGGCCTCTATTTTAGGATGGAACGTGTAGTTTTCTAGTTTAAAATCATCCCATGTTATCTCACCACTAGTTAGCTGGTCGATATCCACCAAATTATCTGGTACGATCAGTGTAGGTAGCGGTTTTGGTTCTCTTGTTAAGAGTTCTTCGACTTGTTTGAAGTGGTTTGTATATATGTGAGCATCACCCACAGAATGAATGTATTCACCAACTTCAAACCCACATATTTTAGCAATAATATGTGTTAGTGCAGCATAACAAGCGATGTTGAAGGGGCAACCTAAGAACAGATCATTTGATCGCATAGTCAGCATACAACTAAGCTTGTTGTCTTTAACATAAAACTGAATAAAGGAATGGCACGGTGGTAGTGCCATTTCATCAAGCTCACCTACGTTCCATGCAGATATGATATGTCTTCTGGAATTTGGGGAGTTTTTCAGACCCTCAATTAATTCTTTAATCTGGTCTATTTTTTTAACGGTGACGTGCGCCCCATCAAATTCAGTAACCCCGTCAGTAGTGTTGATGCTGTTATATGATTTTATCGAATACTTTTCCCAATTTCTCCATTGCTTTGGATAAACCGGGCCAAGATCGCCATTTTTATCTGCCCATTCGTTCCATATAGTTACATTATTATCCAATAAAAATTTAATGTTACCAGAACCACGTAGATACCAGACAAGCTCTTTCAAAATTGTTTTTAGACTGGTAAATTTTGTGGTCACCAAGGGGAAACCTGCATTGAGGTCGAATCTTGTTTGGAACCCGAAAACAGACCGTGTGCCGACACCAGTTCTATCTATAGTATCTACCCCATTATACATTACGTGCTTAATTAAGTCAATATATTGTTTCAAACAATCACCTTTGTAGAAGAAATAAAACCAACAAGAAGAATTACAACAGCAATAAACACTACGAATGCAACTGCTGTAACTATATTTTTTATCATGACGAGTGGCCTATGAAAAAGTAAAGGGAACCTATTGTTCCCTTTTTGTTATACTACTAAATTATCAGTTATCATCGTCAAGTAAGCTGGCGAAGTATGCGGAATCATCATCTTCACCGGAATCGGAGCCTCCAACAGGGGGCATTTCAATTGGCTTACGTGGTGGGACGGCTGGTTTTTGGGCCTGTGCTTGTGGGGCACGAGGTGCAGCACGTGATGGTTCAACATACTGTTCAAGTTCTGCCTCTGCTTGCTCTTGAGCACTTGGTACGGGGGCGGTATTACCTAGAACAGCTTGAAGACGCTTTTCTAGATCCTTATATTGCTTAAACTGACTATCTGCAATCAGCTCACGCAGATCATGTTCCTTGCGCCAAATTTCCTCAATTTCCTTATCAGAATCAGCGATTGGGCTTGGTGCATCAAACTCAGAACGGTCATAGTTACGATAACCTTCAACCTTACAAATCTTTAGCTTGAAGTTGGCACCTTCCCAGAAATCAAATGGGTCGATTGGGGTTTCATCTTCAAACTGTGGTTGCATTGCATTCTTGATCTTCTCAAAAATCTTTGTACCAAACTTGAACTTGAAAACCTTACCTTCGTTATCTGGGTTCTTGGAATCCTTGATGACTAGGATGTTGGCAACATAGTGTAGCTTACGCTTACGGGTACGAACGATATCTTGGTTTTCCTTGGTGCCGGTGTTCCATAGTTCGTTGTTTGCTACACATACCGGGCATTCCTGATTTAGGGTAGTTGGGCAGTTCTCAATGAACCATTTACCATTTGCTTTGTTCTGAAAACCATGACTAAAGACGCGGACCCAAGGATAATCATTATCAGGGGCGGATGGGAGAAAACGAATAATTGCTTGACCGTTACCAACCTTATCTACTTCTGGTTGCCAAAAGGTACTATCATCGGAAGAATTGCCACCATTTGCTGAAAGCTTCTCTACTGCCTTTAGTAGGTTTGATATACCATTACCACGGGACTTACGTAGTTCTGAAAAATTTGAAAATGTCATATTGTATCCTTATATAAAAATATGTGTTTGTATTTAAATGTATATGTATTATTTTATAGTTAATCCCTATAAATGGATTTGTCGCATGGATAAAATCACATAAGCATGATATTTATCCATATTCAAACCGAAGATGGAATGAATTCTTTTGAACCACCAGAGCATACATTATATCTGGCATTTCTGGTGGTTTCAAGTGACTGTAATTAATAAAGAAGTTTTATCAACTACAATTGATGGGTGATTTCTTTAATCGTGTTCGTTTTCATCTTCCCAATCATCCCCCAGATCATCGTCAATATCGTCAGAGGAATCAATTAGATCATACACGTAATTGCGATGCTTGCTAAGGTTCTTATTTTGCTTTGAAAGGATATCCCTACGAAGATCTGCTACCTCAGCATTCTTGCGGGTCTTATTTACGCGAACAAAAGTTTGTGCCATGTTTTTATCACTTAAAAATTAGAAAGTTGAATCAACGATTTGGATGAATGGAGTATGATTTTTAATTCTCACAAAGGGACTGTATTTCTTTATCTGAACAGAAACCATTGGATAAAGGAAAGTGTCTTTAACGCTTTTATCCCATATACTAATATAGTCTTTTATCTGGAATAAGATACACATAGTCTCTGGTGAGATATATCTACCCACGAACATCTGTAAAAGTAACGGATGCTGTCCATTCACCACATCTATACTACACCAAAAATCAGTAAGCTGCAACTTCTCAAGCTCATCACGAACCTTACTTATTTCTTGTTTAAAAATATAAGTCCTAGACTCTTTTCTACGGACATACTCATTATATATTCTTTTTCCGTCAGAGTCAATATCAAAAATGTGTTGCCCACTATTATATAGCATATTGCTTACATAGTAATAAAGTAACTCATTCCCTTCATACTGTTGGGATAATTTACATATTACCGAGTAATAGTTTTTAGCAACAAAATTTTCAGGGGTAATTCCATTAACCTTACCTCTATATTCAAAGAAATTATAATCAATATTAGTAAAATGTGCCTTGACTGCAAGATACATTTCATAAGCCTGAATACTCGATAGTTTCATGTTATTTATGAGAAGAATGGTAGCGCATTTGACTTTCTAAGCATGTAGTTTTCTTTAATTGCCTCGTCTTCAAGTTTCTCTTTTAGAGAGTCACTAACAAGTTTAGCACATCGATCAATATCAACGTCAGCATCTTCACAATACTGGAGAAGCGCAGTCATGAGGCTTGTACCATTAGCTATTGCATATTTCTCAATGTAAATTGAGAAATCACTTTTATTTCTGAAAGGAGTTACTGGTGGGTTATCTAATGTTATCATGTTTCCTCTTTTTTGGCGTCAACTTCATTATTTTCTGGGTCTTTCTCGACAATTTCAACGTATTGTCCCTGCATAGAAGAAACAATACGACTTCTCTTTTTATCGAGGGTAGCCATTAGTGTATTAAGGTAATTCAATTTATCCACCGCAGATGAGAGAGAACCCAGATCACGGTTGATACATTGCTTAACAATAATCATATACTCAATTCCTTATTTTGAACATCCTGCATGTAATTAATATATTTTTCAGTCCATCCACCATTACGCAACTGCTTAAAGGCAAGGTTATTAACACTGAATTCACCACTCTTCGCTTGATCGCGCAATCCCCATATCTTAGTGCCCAATCTATGAAGACTATTTAAGTCTGATAGGTTGTATTTTATGGCAAAATCAATCTCTTTCCCAATTTTTTCTGCCTTGTGCTTTATAGATGGGTTCTCTACATCAACATTGTCCTGATGTATTGGTTTTTTAAACCATTCATTCTTGGATAAGTTATACCATCCACTACCATCAACAACTACTTCATTTTGATCTTGCGGGTAAACTTCAACAGGGAAACCATGAATACTTACATGGTATTGATTATTCCATACTGTCTTTTTTGCTAGTGCGAAGTCTTCATAGATTTGACTAGGATAGCGAACCATGATATGGAGGTCACAGTCACTACCAGAGGTGTAATTGTAATTTGCATTGCTACCTGTTAAGTATACATCACCTATCATGGATTTGTCAATAGATGGTTCTAGTGTCTCAATGAAATTTTCAGCTATACGCAATAGGGCATTTCTAACATCCGGCTTTATATCACCGTATTGGTCAAATAAAGCCGGATTTAGGTTTTCGTGGTATTGTAGGGTTTGTGGTAGGGTGAATTTACTTTCTAAAATAATCATTGGGTTTATCCTCATTGTTTTAAGGATATTTAACCAAACAAATAAACGAAAGTAGAGAATATGCAGATAAGATGAATTAGCTGGTCGAACCCAATAGTCACAAAAAACCAGTGAACCTTTTTATGTGCCCATAGAAAAGACGATGCCCGACTTGTTACCCAATCCACCATAAAATGTAATAGCATATTAATAATAGCGTATTGGATACCAAAAAATATACCAAAAGGGACACTGTATATCAATACATGATATGCGAGTATTCGGTTTGATAAAGACTTGTTTTTAGCTATGTAATCAGATTGTAAAACGAAATCTGCGATGAAGTGCAGTGATAGTAGAATCACAATGTTAGTAAGTGAAATCATTTAGGCATTCTTTCTTGGATACGCTGACGGTTGATGCTAATTGCCTTCTCGGTAGGGATATAATCACCAAACATCTTCTTATCGATTTTAAGCATCAGTTCAGATTCTGCAATAGGGTTAGGGGAATACCCCCGCCGAATCATTTCTTGGGTGAGTTGCTTGTAACGAGTAAGGATAAACCCTAGCTTGTTATAGAAGAAGAGGACATGGCCCGTACCGAGGGTGTATTCAGTGGGGAGGTCACGTTTACCCCGCATAACATCAAACTGTGCTTTGCGAGACAACGCAAAAACACGAACGATTTCCTTGTACTCTGCAACAAGGTGTTTTTGATGTAGTTCTGTAGGGTCAACAAGATTGATTCGAGTCATGATAAATATATCCAAATTTAAAGAGGGTTCTGACAATATGTTTATGGATAAGAAACTTAACCAGTATTTCAATACTAACAGAAAAGATAAGTTCGTGTCAAGAGTTATAGAGCTATGCAAAGATGGTAAATTTGAAGAGATTGGTGTTTCACGTAGCCCGGTATTTGATGAATCAATAGAATTTGCGATTGAGGCTATACATGAGCACTTTGAGAGACGGATGGGAAAGATTTACATTGCAGTAAACAGACTACACCCATCACATATAAAGATAGGGAGAACATCAAAAGAAATTGCAAATAGAGAGAAATCTCTAAACAGTGCAGGTGTCATTGGGAAAATTGAGATTGTATGGTTTGACCAGAGCATTGATAGTGTTATGACCGAAACTTTTATCCATCAACGGCTGAAAAATTTCAATACGGAGAAGGAGTTTTTTGATATCGATCCTGTCAGTGCATCCCGTATTATAACCGAATGCACTGACATAACCTATGATTTCTACAACAAAATTAAAAGAATTTACGGCGAGCACGGGAATGTAATGAGCTGCTGTTAAATTTCTTCTTAAGTGTCACCCGAACCCCATTCCGATGGTTGATATACATATAACACGCGACATATGAAATCACACTAAGAATAAATGCCACAATAATAGACGTAATTGAGATGTCGATATCCGCACTCAGATACTTATAATCACCCATCTTCATGCGCACCCAATTTTTCTTGACTTGAGCATTGAAGATTTCAAGAACACGATCATAATCAAAAACATCAGAAGCTACAATGCTATCACGAAGTTCGACTTTGAACAACTGGTTTGGAGTCCAACTAATAACATGTGCAGAGGAAATTTTCTTAGATTCATTGTCCATGTGGATAACTACAACTACGTCATTTTTCTTACCACCATTCCACTTGTACTCTAGGGCACTGTTAAAATTTTCATCCTTGTTGGTAAGGACAAAAACCGCATTGATCTGATAAGCTGGCCCGAGGTCACTCAACATATCTTGTAGCTGGTGGTTCCACTTGGGATCAACATCAATACCGACACCAATGACACGATTCACATGGTAATAGTCGTAAGTCGTTCCCGGATATGCCGGGACATCCTTCAAATCTACATCACCAAGTTGCTTGTTGAATAGTGACTGGTTTGCGCCCTTGATGTAGTTGACATATGTAAAAGAATCACTCACAGCGTCACCAATCTTTACCTTTGCCCATCGGTCAGGCACAAGAACCCCCTGAGAATCAACACGGTCAATGGTGAAGTTATAGGGAATATTGGTCTTGACTACCCAATCATAATCATGCAAATGCTGGAAGCAAGTGGAACAACCATTCTTGTTACAGTTACACGGGTATGTATGAGAACACGTGACGGTTTCCTTAGACTTACCAACAACCTTACCGTTGCGAATTTCTCGGTCAGATACCTGAGAAAAATATGCAATACTGATAATCAACACCAAAACAACTACAGAGATAGCACCACTCACAAGAATGGACTTGCGCGCATCTTGACTTCCCCCGTTTTTCTTCACATGAAAAAAGTGGGCAACAATAAAGACTGTCAATGCGACCACGCAGAAGATATAAATTTCCATAATAGTGTTCCTAACGAAGTATTTAAAATTTTAATGGTGATGCCGATGGTGATTATGATGATGGTGGTGTCCCATATGAGGGGTGTTAAAGTGGATCGAATATCCAACACACCCACTGAGAGATAGTAAGACTAGGATAGAACAAATTTTAGCTATCACGTTGATTTTCCTTTACAATAGAAAGAAGTTGGTTGGCGTATACTTCAATGCGCATCTTACCAGATTTAGTAGGGGTGCGCCAGTATGAAAGTTGTTTTTCAGTGAGGTAACCTTTACTCTCATAGAATTTCGCCATCTCAGTCCCCATATATGCGTCACAGGGACGAAACCCCATACCATTTCGGTGCATGGTAGCATCAGAAGATTGTTCATCAAGAGTCTGTCGATTTTTCAGGGCGACAAGAGCACGGGCGACAGCAACATCTCGGGTTTTGAGAAGAGTAACGATAGATTCTTTAGTATGCATTATTTTCTCCTGAATTTGAGTATATAATATCACATACCGGGAAAAAGTCAACTACAATATACCAGCAACTGAATATATTTTTGAAATTGTATTTAGTATTTCCTGAATCTCGTTTTTTTGTTGGGCAGTGCATCCAGCACTATCCAATTTAGAAAGTTTAATTAAATCATTTACTAATTCGTAGAATTCTGCCTGTGTTATTTTACCATCTACGTATGATTCTCTGTATATATGATATCTACTTGACACATCAGAAGAGCATATATCCACCCCACCTTGCTTACCGAATGTTTTTGCCATCACTCTTGATGCAGACTGGATACCTGAAAGTTTATGGATACAGTATTGTTCAGAATAATTGCCATTTAACACCAATTCTAGAACTAACTTACGCAACTCTAGTGCCCCTTGATACGTTTGAACATTATTTTTAGCAAACTTTTGGTATTCTTGCAAGTGCATCGTTGCCTCGTTCAAGTCTGCAACATATCTCTTGAATAGAACATCTTCTGGATTACCACACTGGTGTATTGCTCGCGTCGCAGCAACCGAAGATATTATAGAGTAATTATATTCAACCGGGTCATATTGCCTACCTGTAGCACACCCAAATAAGGTAGTTAGTGATAAGACAAATAAAAAAATCTTAGTTCTGTTAATCATAATGGTTTTTGGTATAGTTGGGTTAATAGGGTTGACTTTTATATTACAAGTATTAATTATTTATACCAAAAGGAAAAAATCTCCTGCATTGCTACAGGAGATTTATAAAATTTATTTATGGTGCTATATATTATAATGATTCGCCGAAGATAATATCCGTAAAGTTGTCAATAGTTGATACTGGAGGTAGCATAAGATCCTGTACAACAGACCTAGAGAATGTCCGAGACTTGGGTTTCTTGTTATCGGGAATCTTATCCCAGATCTCATCACTAATTACTTCCTCTACCTTACGTTTAGCGTAATATGTACCTCGCTTAAAGAAGTCCGGGTAGTCATTCCAATTAACACCCACAGAGTGCAGCAAATCGTGTTGTTTCTTACGGTTTACCTTATGCAACTCACGGCTGTTAAAGTGTGCATGACATGCCATAGTTAGACTATTTCGAGTTGCATCTGCCTCCCGCCATAGCAAGTTTT